GTTCACTGGAGGTGGAGACCTCATTCCGAACTCGGTGATTCACGGCGTTCCGGTCTGGCGACTGCAGCGCGGTGCCAGCGCCGTAATCATGCCTCCCGTAGAGGGAGACATTGGTCTTATTGCCATTTGCGATCGCGATATCACGGCCGTGAAGAAGACAAAGCAGTCAGCACTGCCCGGTTCAAATCGCACCCACAGTTATTCGGATGCCATCTATCTAGGTGGGGTGCTGAACGCCGAACCAAGCCAGTATGTGAAGTTTGCCAATGATGGGATTGATATCGTTTCTCCTCTGGTTGTCCAGGTTAATGGGAACACTGTTGTAGTCAATGCTGACGACAAAATATCCCTGAATGCCCCCATCATTGAGGCAAACGGACAGCTTACACAGGGCTCAGGTAGCTTTGGTGGTAATGCGACATTTGGAGGTACGATTACCGCAACCGGAGAAGTCACAGGAAATGGCATCCATCTTAGTACGCACAAACACGGCGGCGTACAAACAGGCTCCGGAAGCACCGGAACGCCAACAAACTAACCCGCTTCGGCGGGTTTTTTATTGCCCGGAGTTTACATGCTCACCAAATCACTGCTTTTGACTGACCAGTGGGATATCACGCTAGACGACACCGGAAGCATGGCTATAACCGCCAATCCCTATGCAGTAGCGCAGGACGTAGCATGCGCGTGCTCAACCTTCCTGGGAGAGCCCTGGTATGACACCACGCTTGGGATTCCGTATTACGAGCGGATTCTCGGGCGCTGGCCAGGAACGCAGCTCATCAATACCAAAATGGCTACAGAGGCCAAAAAGCTCCCATATGTTCAGGCTGCATTCTGCGCCACCACAGTTGGCAAAGCAGATCGCCTTGCATCCGGCGTGATGACCATAACAGACACGAACAACGTTCAGACCACAATCCAATTCTGAGGTAACAAATGGCTGAAGTAACAGTTAGCACAGCCGTCCCCTCTGTCACGTTTTCCGCTACCGGCATTGCCGTTCCTGATGAGATAGACATTCTCAACGGGCGATTAACTGACCTTGATACCGCCATGGGCGGAGGGATGAGTAAGAGTCTGACGACTCCACAGGGACAGATTGCTATGAGCGACACGGCAATCATCGGAGACAAGAACGACAATCTGGCATGGCTGGTTAACCAGATTAACCCTGACTTTGCTGAAGGTCGCATGCAGGATGCGATCGGACAGATTTACTTCATTGACCGTATTGCTGCGATTGGCACAACGGTAACCGCTACGTGTACAGGTCTTGTTGGAACGGTTATCCCGGCAAACAGCATCGCTCAGGATTCCAGTGGTTATCTTTACTTCTCTCTGGCTGACGCCGTAATCACTTCTTCAGGGTCTGTCGATGTCGTGTTCCAGAATCAGTCATCAGGACCTATTGCTTGCCCTATCGGCGCGCTGAACACTATTTACCGCGCAATACAGGGATGGTCTGGCATTACTAACGCCACCGCTGGCGTGCTGGGAAATGAGGTGGAGAGCCGGGCTAACTTTGAGTATCGCCGCAAGCAGTCTGTAGCTGGAAACTCAAACAATCAGCTCGGGGCTGTATACGCAAACGTGCTGGCTGTCGGCGGGGTAACTGACGCATATGTTACACAGAATAACACAAGCCTGACTGTAACTAAGGGATTCACTAACGTCTCACTGGAGCCGCATTCACTCTATGTATGCGTGTATGGAGGTGCATCTGCAGATATTGCAAACGCGATCTGGCAAAAACTACCTCCTGGTCCATCAATGGTGGGTAACACGAACTACACGGTGGTTGATGATGTTAACTATGTTCAGCCATACCCTGAGTACGAAATTAAGTGGCAGACACCTTCTGCAGTAAGCGTCTACTTCAAGGTTGAACTTGCAGACAACAACGCATTGCCTGGCGATATCGTCAACAGAGTTAGAGCCGCCATCCTTAGCTCTTTTAATGGCGAGGATGGCGGAACACGAGCGCGTATTGGCTCAACCATTTATGCCGGTCGTTACTATGCAGGCGTTCAGGCAATAGACAGTGATAACGTAGATATCTTCAGCATCACCATCAGCCGTGATGGCACTACCTATCAAACCTCAGCATCCTTTGGCATTGATGAAGTGCCAACACTGGATGCATCAAACATCTCGGTGACACTGGCATGATAAACGTCGCGGATACCATCCTGACGCAATATGCCGACAGCCCGAAGTTAAAATCCCTGATTTATTCGTTCAATGAAGCGGTAGGTATTGAAGGTTTTCTGGATGATTTCTATGACGTTATATGGAACATCCAGACAGCCGATACCTACGGCCTGGACGTATGGGGAAAAATAGTGGTTGTCAGCAGACAGCTGACGGTAACAGAGAACCAGATATATTTCGGTTTTAATGAGGCTTCATCGACACCACCAGTAGTGGATGATCCACAGCCATTCAACCAGGCACCTTTTTACTCTGGCGAGCTTTTAACATCCACCGTAACTCTTTCAAATGATGCCTATCGTAAGCTCATCATGATGAAAGCTGCAGCAAACATCTCCGACTGCACAATCCCAAACCTAAACAAACTTCTTACCTTTATGTTTGGTGATAGTGGCCGCTGTTACGTTCGAAACGATGGGGACCTGGTAATGAGCTATGTATTCGAATTTGCTCTTTCCACATCGGAACTCGCAATAGTTCAAAGCTCAGGCGCACTTCCCTCCCCAATCGGGGTAACTGTTAATATTGTTCAGCAGGTATGACATGAACTCCTCAGACTCACCATCGAAAATAATCAAAGCCTTTGGTGTTAATGGGCTAAAAAACACCATTCCTGTTGATTCAAGCACGACGACGGATAACAACGGTGTAGCCACTTTTGATAAAGGCTTCCCGCCGATTACCATGCAGCCTTTGAGTGCGGGTGGCATTCCTCCGTCCGGCAAAGATGTGAATGGCGTGCTGTATTCAGTAACAATTCAGCAGCAATGGCAAAACGCAGGCATGGGATATCTGTTCGATTCAACCTATGCTTCAAATATCTCTGGATATCCACAAGGTGCCACTATTCCCTCAAGTGATTATTCTGGTTTCTGGATTAACACAACTAACGGGAATGCAAATAATCCAGAAGGCACTACAGCCCTTCCTACCGGATGGGTGCCTGGATATGCATATGGTAGTTCCTCTGTAACGATTTCTACCGCCAATGTGAACCTGAGTGACATCCTGGCCGCGAAAAAAAGAATAATCCTTTCAGGAACGCTAACTGGCAATCGGATCCTTTATCTTCCGCAATGGGTAAAGGACTGGACAATTGAAAACAACTGCACGGGCTCTGGATTCTCCGTAATTCTTAGCACAAGAGCGGCAGGAACTACCGTTCAGTCATTGCCAGGAACAGTTATTAATATTCATTCAGATGGAACGGATATCAGTAATTATGCAGAGCCAAGGGGGAGAGCAGTATTCCTTTCTTCCGGTTCGTTTGTTGCCCCGCAGGGTGTTACCAGAATAAAGGTGACAGTGACTGCAGGTGGTGGCAGCGGCTCAGGGTGCAGAGGAACCAGCACCGCACAAACTGTTAGTGGGTCTGGTGGCGGGGCGGGTGGGACAGTAATCACATGGATTAACGTAATCCCCGGAACCTCCTATCCCGTTGTTGTCGGCAGTGGAGGAAACGCGGTATCCGGTGCGGTAAATGGAAATAATGGCGGTAACTCATCTTTCAATTCCACAGCGCTCGCCACTGGAGGTCTTGGTGGCACTGCTGGCGGCGGCGGTGGTAATGGTGGTAGCGGCTCAGGTGCGGATATTGTTATTGCCGGTGGTGATGGAAGTGACGGGCAGTCTGGTGACTTTATATTTTCAGGAAATGGCGGCGCTTCTATTTGGGGTGGCGGCAGCAGGGCTGGCAATGGCGGCCCGGGAAGAGCGGCCTTAGCGTATGGCTCTGGCGGTGGCGGTGTCTATGATAGCAGCATGACAGGCGCTTCAAGAACATCAGGTGCTGGAGCTCCAGGCATCGTAGTAATCGAATACTAATCTGACTTCAATCTAATAAACCTCGCTTATGCGGGGTTTTTTTATTTTCAGGAACCGCAAATGTCAATTTCAGACACCTTAAAAGCACAGAAGTACGCTTCGATTGCGGAGATCGCCGCAGCGCAAAGTAAGCTATATGCAGAC